AGGATCTTTATAAGTCGACCGATAAGCTAAACAAACACATAGAATCTATGGCATTGAACAAAGTTAATATAGAATTTTTACGTAAACAAATGGATAAGGTTTTAGAGGATATTGAAAAATTAAAAGATGCAAACAGAGATATAAAATACAATGGGAACGGATCGAATAACTAAACAAGTGATAAAATATATTGACGATATGCATAAAAAAGCAAAGCAGATGAAGTTTGTCAAAGATTTAAAAAAAGAAGTGAATATAAATGCAAATGGTTCTAGTAGATATAAAATCAAAGAAGGTGAGAACAAAGGTAAGGTAGTATGATTGAGACTGTAGTAGCCCTGCTAATGTTCTGGGACGGAGAAATTAAAGAACACAGAATACAAGAATCGATGGCGGAATGTCTACGTGCACGTAGAGTAGCAGAGCGTGAATTTAATCCAAACATATCTTACAAATGCATACGTAGTGAAGCTGAAACAGAAATCTATATGGGTGAAAAATCCATTAAGAAATTACATTTAAAATAATGAAATATTTTTTAGTTTTTTATATCTGCTCTAAAGTAGCAGGGGGTTGTGATGCACCAATGCAACTCACAGAGAAATTTGAGACATGGAATAAATGTGTTAAAGCAGGTGGTGAATTAATTGTTACTTTTACTGAAGAAATGGGTGGTACAATAAACGACAATCAGTTGTACTTGACTTACTCATGTAGTATATTACCTGAAAACCGCACTTAAATGATATTGACAAAACTATATAAACACGTGTTACAATATACAAAATGAAACTTTCTAGAAATTTTAGCTTAGCAGAGCTAATAAAATCAGACACAGCCATTAGGTTGGGTATCGATAATAACCCTAATGCAGATCAAATTGAAAAATTAAAATTACTTTGTGAAAATATTTTACAGCCAGTTCGTGACCACTTCGGTAGAGTAACAGTGACCAGTTGCTTTCGTAGCCCTGAATTATGTGTAAAAATTGGCAGCAGTTTAAATTCGCAACATACCCGTGCGGAGGCGGTCGACTTCGAATGTCTGGGCACAGATAATGCTGAAGTTTTTGACTGGATTAAATCAAATTTAAATTGGGATCAAATGATACTTGAATTCTACACTCCTGGTGAACCAAACAGCGGATGGGTCCACTGCAGTTACGTATCCGATAAACCAAGAAAACAATTATTACGGGCTTTTAAAGAAGATGGTAAAACCAAATATAAACCCGTTATTGGTAATGCCACGGATCTTACGTAATCCAATAGCAAAAAATCTTAGGTCTAGATTATACAAATTAAAGGTGGTATTATCTAAGAAGTTGTACAACCGGAAAAAGGTGAAACAATACGATCACAAAGCCCGGGCTCAAAAGGAGGAGTAATGCCACTAAATAAAAAAGGCAAAAAAATAATGAGATCTATGAAAGATCAATATGGTGAAAAAGAAGGTAAAGCCGTATTCTATGCCTCTAAAAACAAAGGCACTATTAAAGGTGTTGAGAAAAAAGTTGTGAAAGCTGCTATGGGTAGAGCACAATTTAGTGAAACGACATCTAAAGCTCCAGGTACAAAAATAAAACCAGAAAAATATATTGGATCATATATAAAATCAGAGATAGATGGTAAATACATATCTAATAAAAGTTACGAAAGTTATTATGGTGATATGTTGAAAGGATTTAAGTAATGTACAAAAAAATGTTATTAGGTGGGTTACTAACCAAAGGAATAAAAGCTTCTTACAAAGCTTATAAAAAAGCTGGCGGGAGAAGTATAACAGATATTATGAAATCAGGCGTTAAAGGCGCTGGTAAAAGAAAAGATGCAAAAGATGATTTAAAATATGGAATTAAAATGCATGGAAGTGGTAAATTAACAAAACAAGATTTAGCAAAATTAAGATGAAGAAAAGAACCATTAAAATAAAACCAGTAGGCATGATATTTAAAGTTGAAAAAAAACTAGCTGGTGGTTTACTAAAAACAGGCATTAAGGCTGCTGTAAGATCTAAACCTTTTAAGAAAATTAAAAAAGAAGCTTTTGAAAAAACTAGAAAGCAATATGATGAACATAGAGCCTCTGGAGCCGTAAAAAAAGGTGATAAAAAATTTGTAGATGCATTAGAAAAGTTAGATAGACAAAGATACAAAGCAGAAAAAATTTTGGACATGACTCAATATGTTTTAAAACAATCTAGAAAAGCAGGGCGTAAAGATGCTACAAGAACTATGAGAGAGGCTAGAAAAGCTATTGTGTCTTATGGAAAAACAAATGCAGAAAGAGCTAAAGCTCTTTTTGATATAAGACATAAAAAAATAAAATTAAATAATAAAGGTGGAATACAAAATGTTGCTAACAAACTTAAAAAAGCATCAAAAGCACATGCAGCACAAGCTAAAACATTAGAAAAAATTGCTAAGAAAAGTAAAGGTGGCGTAGCAGATTACTATAAGGATATTTTATAATGGGAACATCAGGAACTACAGCATTCAATTTAAATATTGATGATATTATTCAAGAGGGTTATCAAAGATGTAATATCAGAACAAACTCAGGTTATGATTTGAAATCTGCAAGAACTTCACTAAATCTATTATTTGCTGAATGGGGTAATAGAGGCATTCATTTATGGAAAGTAGAATTAGATGAAAATGCTTTGACCTCTGGTCAAGCTGAATACACAGTATCAGCAGATGTAAATGATGTTTTAGAAGCTTACATATCGTCATCATCAATTGCAGCAGAGAGTTCATCTACTCAAGACGTTTCGTTAACTAAAATAGACAGATCAGCTTATGCAGCATTACCAAATAAACTTACTACAGGAACACCATCTCAGTATTATGTAGAAAGATTAACAACACCAAAGATATATTTATATCAAGCTCCAGATCTCAATACATATACTCACGTAAAGTATTATGTTATTAAAAGAATAGAGGATGCTGGTATTTACACAAATCAAGCAGATGTTGCATATAGATTTTTACCTTGTATGTGTGCTGGATTAGCTTACTATTTAGCAATGAAAGTGGCACCACAATTAGTGCAACAAAATAAATTAATATACGAAGATGAATTAAAAAGAGCGTTAGATGAGGATG